CATTTTGGCGTATCCGTAGATGAAATATTGGAGAAGCAGATAAAACCATCATTATTCATTAGAAATATTAGGTTTTTGCAAGGTAAATACAATATCAGCGATAAAGAATTGGCACTTTTGATGGGGATAAAGGAAAAAGACTTAAAAATGTGTCTTGAATACGGAATTGAGAACTTCGTATACTGCCAAGAATGCTCGGCTAAGATTTATGAGTTTTTCGGCGTGTTGCCGGGAGAACTTAATTTGCGAGATTTATCGGCAGGAGGTGATTAAATGGCGAGGCTGAGTGATTTATACAATGCGATTGGAAATTATTTATATACGCATGAAGACAAGGAAATTACGAGTGTAGAAACTTGGTGTGGGTCAGCTCCGATTAAGTACACATTGCATTTGCATGATATTCACGAAGGAAGCATAGGGACTAATCCATATACAGGTGAGGATTATATAAATGTTCCAAGATAGGAGGTGATTAAATGTCAGCACTAGCAACAGCACCGGGGGTAATAAAGGCACCCAAAACAACCTATGTGACATCATCTGATGTGATGAAGTTACTGGGGTGCAAAAACAATAAAGCATATGCGGTAATTCGGGATGTCAATAAATTTGCCGCAGAGAAAGGGCAGTTTTCATACGGAAGCGGAAAAGCAAATAAATATCTTTTCGCTGAGAAGTTTGGAATTCCAATAGATGTAGTAGACACCATCATCGAAGAGAATAATGCGTAAAGGAGGCAGAAAGATGGCGTATTTCAATGTTTGTCCTGATTGTGGCAGTAATTTAGATCCGGGCGAAAAATGCGACTGCAAGAAAGAGGCTGTAAAACAGCAGGAGTTTTACAGTAGGTATCTGAGGACAGAGCCAAAGGTAGGACAACTTGCCTTTGCGTTCGATGGTAAGGGGGTAGGTTATGCGAGCAAAAATTTTATTTAGCCTGTGTGCGGTTGTTGGTCTTTCAGCATTGGCTATTGCGGCACTGGTAAGCACAGCACAGCAGACACCGGCCAAACCCATATCTGAACAGAATATAGCGGTGGCTGATGCCTCTGCAACCTCTGTTCCGGAGGAAACGCAGGAGCCGGAAGAAACTGAAAAGGCAGAGCAGACACCAGAACAGACACCGGAGCAGTACCGGTCAAAGATTCACAGTACAGATTGGGATGCAGATGAATCCTATCTGCTTGCCAAAATTGCTATGGCAGAGGCAGAGGGAGAGGATGTCGAGGGGAAAGCTCTGGTAATACTGGTAGTTCTCAATCGTGTGTGGTCGGATGAATTTCCGGACACGATTGAAAGTGTTATTTACCAGAAAGGGCAGTTCAGCCCGATATCCAACGGAAGATTTGACAGGGTAGAGCCTGATGAAGACTGTTGGCTTGCCTTGGATATGGTCCAGTCACAACATTGGGATGAAAGCCAGGGTGCCACATACTTTGAAAGCAAAAGTGATTCTGCATGGCACAGCGAAAACCTAAAATTCTTGTTCAAGCATGGAAACCATTATTTTTACGAAGACAAGGAGTGATGTTATTGAAACGGTGGATTATCAGAGAATTGTTGGAAGTCGCTTATTCACTTGCGATAACTATCGCAGTTGGCAGGTGGGCTATCAACTACGCATATCTGGAGAGAGGGTATAAGGCTGTCGGAGGGGAATATCTCTTAATCCTTATGACCTATTGGGTAGCAAGCAAGGCAATACAATATTTATTTGACACATTGGAGGAGTTAGAAGATGAGCGAAATCGTCAGAAAAGAAGAGGTAGAAGAACTGTTAGGGTGCGAAATCACAGATGAACAGTTCCAGGAGGCATTGAAGTATGCCAAGCATAAGCAGGAGTACATATACCAGAGGGAGCAGAGGGAAGTTGTTATGCAGCACTGGTATCTGGTAAAGCTGACAGAGGAATATGTCAGAAGTCTTGCTTTTTCACATTTTACTATGGATTTGTGCAGAACACTGCGAGATATGGAAAAAGAGCACTTGGTCAAAACAGACCGAAGCGCTCCTACGGATACCCATATTGTACCAGTTCCTGCTTTATAAATCAAGAACAAAATTACGATATGGAGGTCAGATTATGAACAATTCAAACGCATTGACTGAAATTCAGTCGAAGTATCAAAACTGCAATTTGCTGATTCCGTCAGCTACATCTGTGCAGATTAATCCCTTTTACAAATGCTCCGTCATGGAAGTCGTGGCGGACACATCGGATAATTCCGGCGATATTTTCTCCGTTGGCAAGGTAAAGACAGGAGAGGACAGGAACGGAAAAGCGGTATATGAGGAAGTATTCTCTCCTGCGAAACCGCTTCTTATGAAACTGGCAACAGCCGCCGGCATCCAGTTCCACCCGGAATACACAACTGTTATACGAGAAAGTGCAAATACCTATGTCGGAAAGGCATATGGGGCGGTAAGGCTGCCGGATGGCAGTTACAAGACACACGCAGAAACCAAGCGTATCTGCCTTGATGATGAAGAATCGAAGTACCGCCTTGAATTTATGGACAAGTCAATAATGGGAATCCACGATTGGAGAGCCGCCAAAGCCGCAGCGGATATGTTCAAGGGAGAATGGAAAGAAGATCCGGAGAACACAAATCAGTGGGGAAAGCCGGAAAGATACTATGTAATTGCTGATTGCGACAGGGAGAAATATATTGAGCGTTCCATTCTGGTTAATATGACGCTGCTCCGCAAGACTGCTTCGGAGAAAGCACAGACAGGGGCAATCCTCAGAGTAATCAGGGCATTGCTTGGAATTAAAGGCACATACAAGAAAGCGGAATTGCAGAAGCCTTTTGTTGTTCCTACGGTAACATTCGCACCGGATTACAATGATCCGACAGTAAGACAGGCAATGCTCCAGCAGGGAATGAATTCCATGGGGAATATGTTTGGCACCTCATCCACACCGCCGGCGATTACATCTACATTCTCCAATGATGCTTTCACACAGGAATTTAATCCGGAGGATGAACTGGACAATCCTGCATTTGCTTCTGACATTCCGCAGGATGAAGACATTCCTCCACAGGAGCAGGAGAGAAATTGGTTTGACGAAGAACCGCCAAGACAGACACCACCACAGCAGGAAGCACCTAGACAGGCTGCTCCACAGCAGATAGTTCCACAGGGGCAGGAATCAACAGGATATTCCTGTGATAATTGCGGAGCTGCAATCAATGAAAAAGTGTATGAATATTCTTTGAATAAATTCGGCAGACCGCTGTGTATGAAGTGCCAGAAAGGAGCAGGGAAGTAATGAAACTGATTAAGATTTCGACAGACCTTGAATTGACAGTACATGATTTTCCCTCCGGCAACCACTCACAGCAGAATGAGGTCCTGCGGAAACTGATAGGAGACGACTGCAATCTGTATGAGCATGTCTGCCCAAAGCGATTATATACAACCCTGCACATAGCAGACAGACCTACAAAGGTGCCGGGGCAGTGTGTGAGTATGCTGATTGACGAGGAGGGGCGGTTAAAGGAGAAACCTGTTCCGAATCTGATTGGAAGTTATCTCTATGAAACGGACAAGCACAACAATCCGATTATGGGAAGCATTCTTTTTGTTGGAGAGGAATGGAGCGGAGACGGGATAGACTTCTGTGGCATTGAGGAATCGGTTTTTAATATGCTGGAGCTTCAGTTGAACAATATGATTTACGCAATGAAAGCGACAATGGAGGTGTTGAGAAAATGAAAATATTACATACAGCGGATTGGCACTTGGGTACATTCCGAAGCCCCGTAAAGGACGGAGTAAATCTTCGTACAGAGGACACCAAGCGGTGCCTGGATGAAATGATAAGAGTGGCAAGGGAAGAACAGCCGGACTATTCTCTTGTCTCCGGCGACATTTTCCATGTTGGCCGACTGTGGTCCGACAGATGCTGCGAGGAAATTATAACAGCAATTCACTATATCAAGGAGCTGTCGGCAGTATCAAAGCAGGTTGTGGTAATGCGTGGAACTCCCAACCATGACGGAGCAGGACAGTTCAATGTACTTGTAGAAATGTTTTCGGATTGCTCGAATGTGCATATTGTGATTACCCCACAGGTAATTTCATTTGATGATGTGGATATAGCAGTTCTTCCGGGATTTGACAAGGGAGTGTACAGGTCAAAGTTCCCTGGGCTTTCTAAAGAGGAAGAAAACGAGGTATTCACACAGGAACTTTCCAATGCTGTGCTTGGATTAAAGGCACAGTGCAATCCGGCAAAGAAAAGCATATTGATGTCTCACTATACTGTTCCGGGATGCAATACGGAAAGCGGTCAGGTGATGATGCTGACACAGTTTGAGCCAATCATTACGCAGGAGACATTACTGGCGGCAGATTTCAGCCTTGTGGCATTGGGGCATATCCACAGACCACAGAGATTGAACGCTCAGAACTGGTATTATTCCGGTGCTATAAACGCCATGAATTTTAATGACGAGGGGCAGGAGAGAGGCTTTTGGATACATAATGAACTTCCTTTTGATGGTTGGGACAGCGATTTCCATAAAACGCCAATCAGGGAGTTTAAGACTATAAAACTGTCTGACGAGGATATATCGCTGCTGAATACAGGTGGCATTGACATGGTGGCAACCACGAAGTGGAGAGGCGAGATTGACGGAAAGATTGTCAGAATACATTACAGCTGCTCTGCTGACAATGCAAAGGCATACAAAATGAACGAGGCTACGCTGGAGAAAGAACTTCTTGACGATGGGGCATTCATGCTGTGGGAAAATCTTCCGGACAAGATAGATGAATTTGCCAATAGAACAGAATTGGGAAGTACAACGGATCCGGAAGCCAACCTCATAAAGTATCTGGAAGAAAAGCAGTATCCGCCAGAGAAAGTGCAGGAACTTGTATTGAAAGCCAGACCGGTGATTTCCGAGGCAGAGGCGAGTATGACAACAGCCGCCAATACAGGAATTTTTGAGCCGGTGGAAATATCCGTCAAGAATTACCGCAATTATGAGGAAGAAACCTTTAATTTTGAGGATATCAGTTTTTGCACAATCAACGGGCAGAACGGAGCAGGAAAGAGCAGTCTTTTTATGGATGCTATCATTGACTGTCTCTATGAAGAACCGAGAGAGGGAACTATCAAGGACGATAACAGCAGACCTGTATGGCTTCGTGAGGATGAAAAAGCCCGCTCCGGCTCCATTATGTTCACATTCCGTATCGGAGAGAAGATGTTCCGGGTTACAAGGACAAGAGCCCGTTCCGGAAAAGGAACACTCAATATTTCAGAGTTTATGGATGGGGAGTGGCAGGATTGCTCCAAGGAAAAATGGAATGATACACAGCAGGAGATTTTGAACATCATCGGAATGGACAGCCTCACATTCAAGAGCTGTGCCCTGATTATGCAGGACCAGTACGGATTGTTTTTGCAGGCAAAGCCGGAAGAAAGAATTGAGGTGCTTGGAACACTTCTTGGACTTGGTGTGTATCAGGCTATGGAGAAAATTGCAAGCGACAAGGCACGAATCAATGGAGCAAAGGCCAGGGAGCTGGCACAGGAGATAGAAATTCATAATAATACGATTTCTGCAATGGGAAATCCCGACGAAGAACTTTCTTCCTGCTCATCACAACTTGTGTCTTATGAAGTGGCTTTGCAGACAAAAACTGATGAAAGGGATAGGAATAAACTGCTCCTGACGCACCAGCAGGAAGCCACAGAAAGGCGGAATAAACTTCTTGCAGCTGTTACTACTCTGCAGACCAAAAAGGCTTTGGCAGAACAGAACAGAGCAACACAGCAGGCGATTATTGACAGCAGTTCCGTAATACTCGACAGCAGGGCGGAAATTGAAGCCAAGGTTGCGGAATACAATGTACTTCTGGAAAAGGAGATAGCACTCGCCGGGGAATCGGCTCTGTATTCTTCTAAGAAGAAAGAGGCTGAAAGCCTTGCAAGGCAGGCGGCAACGGAGCAGGAAAGCATTGCTGCATTCAATGAAAGAGTGAAACAGAAAGAAACTGAACTTTCGTGGTCTCAGCCGACGGATCAGGATGCGGTTGTAAAGGAAAAAGCTGCGGAGTATGAGCAGAAAAAGAAGATTCTGGATGAAATGCAGGAGAAAGCGGTTGCATATCAGAAAGCCAAGAATGAATATTCCACAGCGGTTTTCCATCAGGAAGAGGTATCAAAGCAGTTTGAGGCAGAATTAAAAGCCGCCGAGGAACAGAAAAAGGTACTCGAAAAGAAAGTGGCAATCCTCGAAGAATCGGGATGCGTTGATATCGATAATGCACATTGCAGATTTTTACAGGATGCTATCGAGGCAAAGGAGCAGCTGGCACAAATGAATGGTGTTTTCACTGATATAGATGCCAGAAAGCAGTGTGAGGTTGCAAAAGCAAAACTCTTGGTAGAAGAAAAGAGTGCTGCATTGGAGGATATTGGATTTGATGCTGTCAGATTATCGGTTATCCAGAGTGAATGTGCTTCTCTGAAACCTTATGTGGCACAGCTTGAAAGCATTAGCCAGAGGGAAAGCAAGATTGCCTTGTTAGAGGCTGATTTGAAACATTTGCAGTCAAATATACTCGAAGCAGAAAAAAGGCTTGCAGAGGTCAAATTAAAGGGCACAGAGGCAGAGCAGGAGAGGGACAGATACGCAAAATCATTTGAAGAACACGCTTTGGTACAGAGTTCCATCTTCTCGCTGAAACCATGGTTGGAAAAGGAAAAGCAGCTCCCGGTTGCAGAGGAAAGAAAGGCAACCGCAATGAGCCGGTTATTGGAACTTTCCACAGAGATTTCAAATATCGATACGGAGATTTCTGAGAAACAGGCTGAGGCAGACAAGGAAATTCTTGCCATGAGTGGAATGGAGGAACTGCAGGGCATTGTAAACAGATTGGAAACAGAGGTCAATGCCATCAATGCGATGGTCAGGGAACAGCAGATGAAGATTGGAGCATTGAAACAGAAGTCAGAGCAGATAGCCGGCCTTAGAAAAGAGATTGAGGAAATACAGCAGAGGCAGAACGAATATGCAAGAGAAACAGCGAATTATGACGCTTTGAAAGTAGCATTCAGCCAAAGCGGAGTACCTCATCAGATTATCCGTTCAATTATTCCGCAGCTTACGGCAACCGCCAACAGCATCCTGGGACAAATGACTGGAGGAAAGATGGGCGTGGAGTTCCGCCTGGAGAGGTTGCAGAAGAATGGAAAGGAAAAGGCTGCACTTGACATATTCATTGAGGAATACGGAAAAGGGGTACTGCCTTATTTGTCAAAATCAGGCGGTGAAAAGGTAAAGTCCTCCCTGTCGGTAATTCTGGCTCTTGCGGAAATCAAATCATCCTCTGCAGGAATCCAGCTCGGGATGCTTTTCATAGACGAGCCTCCGTTTTTGGATGGAGACGGAATACAAGCATATTGTGATTCCTTGGAAACCATTCAGAGCAGATACAAGAATATTAAGATTATGGCAATTACGCATGATCCGACGATGAAAGCCCGCTTTCCACAGAGCCTTGATGTAGTGAAGACGGAAAACGGAAGCAAGGTGATTTATTAAAACAAAGGGGGAGGAAATCTCCCCCTGCGAAAGGAGTGATAGGATGCCAAACAGGATATTAAAGGAGAGCATCTGCAGAAGCGAAGAAATCAATTCCTTATCCTGCTTTGAAGAAACGCTGTTTTATAGATTGATAGTCATGTGTGACGATTTCGGAAGATATGACGGACGGGCAAGGATTATAAAAGGTTCCTGCTTTCCATTGAAAGATGTTACTGACAAGGATATAAACGCTGCGCTCGGAAAGTTATCGGAGGTAGGTTTGGTCAAAGTATATGAAGTAGAGGGAAGACCGTATCTGCAACTTGTAACTTGGAGTGAGCACCAGAGGATCCGCAATCAGAAAAGTAAATACCCGGAATGCACACAGGACAGTAAACTTTTGCTGACATTTGACAGCAACGGACAGCAAACGAAAACATCAGACAACAAATGCGTCCGTAATCCAATCCAATCCGAATCCAAATCCGAATCGGAATCCAATACAACTATATGCTCCGAGCCACAAGTGGCTGCAGAGCAGGTAGAGCCGCCGGTAATCACTCTGACACTGAATACAGGCGAGGAGTACCCAATTACCCAGAAGGATGTGGATGAATGGATGGAGTTATATCCGGCTGTTGATGTCATGCAGGAACTTCGTGCTATGAAAGGCTGGTGTAAGGAAAACAAAGCAAAGAGAAAGACAAGCCGAGGAATAGGCAGATTTATCAATTCATGGCTTGCCAGAACGCAGAACAGCGGGGGTACACCGGGATATGTACAGCGGTGTAATCAGGGACAGACAGGCTCGAAAGTAGAGCAGTTTGCACAAGGAGCAAGGGAGTGGGCGAATGGATAAACAGCAGTTTGCGACACTTGCCATTGGTATCAAATCCGCATATCCGGCTTCAAAGATACTTGAAGACAATGCCTCAATGGATTTCTGGTACATGATGTTAAAGGATTTTCCCTACGAGATAGCGGAAAATGCGGTCATGGAGCATATATGTACCAATGTCTATCCGCCGAACATAGCGGAAATCAGAAAACTGTGTGTAGAACGCTGCAAACCAGCGGTGCCAAGTTTTGATGAGGCATGGGGAACAGTACAAAAGGCTTTGTCTGATTATGGTTTCTATAATCCGCAGGCGGCATTTGCAACAATGGATGAACTGACATTGTCGATTGTGAAAAATCTTGGGTGGTCAAAGTTGTGCCATAGCGAAAATCCGACAGCGGACAGGGCGAACTTTAGGGAGGCCTACGAGGCAAAAGCAAAGGAATTGCAGAATAACAACCAGCTCCCGGATTTTGTTACCCAGAAAAAGGTTTCACTCAAAGAGCAGTACATTCCCGCGATAGAGGTAAAGGAGCCGCCGAGGATTGAACAAAATGAGCCGGAATCTGATGTAAGAAAGGATTTGACACCGGAGAAGATAGAGGAAAGAAACAAGATGCTGGATGATATGAGGAGGAGGTTAATGGGTGGCACAAAAACAGAGTGAGATTATACAGGGTACAGAAAAAGAATTCTTGGAATTATTCAGAAAACTTTGCTATTCGAGAAGTTCTTGGCAGGTATGGTCTGATTTGATACTGGCAATATCGTGTAGTATCAGCAACGCAGTAGACAGAAGCCCGGAGCATTACGAAAGCAGGGAAAAGGAATATTCAGAGTGTATCAAAAGGCTTGGCTCTGTGGAAATTCCGGCGAGAATGCTTGGAATAATAGTGGTGGCTCTGGAGAACAACCCGGAACAGGATTTCCTCGGAAAGATGTATATGGACTTAAACCTTGGTAACCATTGGAAAGGTCAGTTTTTCACTCCGTATGATGTGTGCAAGGCAATGTCGGAAATAACCTGCGGAGAGATTGACAGCCAGATTGAAGAAAATGGATACATATCCGTATGTGATCCAGCCTGCGGAGCCGGTGCGACGCTGATAGCAGCTGCAAACACAATGAAGCGGGCAAAGCATAATTTTCAGAACCATGTGCTTTTCGTGGGACAGGACATAGACAGGATAACAGGGATGATGTGTTACATTCAGCTTTCATTACTTGGCTGTGCAGGATATGTATGTGTGGCGAACACCCTAACCAATCCATTAACAGGACATCCACTATTCCCAAATGAGAAAGCAGAGCAGGAACTGTGGTACACGCCAATGTTTCAGTCAAATGTGTGGGCTATCAGAAGAATGTTGAAATTAATGGAGCGTACTGGTGGAACCGCAACCACCGAAAAAACAGTGGAAAAAGAGCACTTTTATATGTTTTTCGATTTTGAAAAGGAGGAAACAGCATGAATGAGATTAAACA